CGAACGAGACACCCCGGATGAACTTGGGTACCAGATCGTTGTCGGGGTTGAACCATGTCTCGATGTCGCAGCTGAGCAGCGGCGCCCCAGCGGCCGTCTCCACGTAGGCCTCGACCTCCCCGATGGAGGGCGCCACGTTCAGGAGCCGCCTGGGGTACTCGATGTGGGGCCCTATCTCGGCCTCCGCAGCCGCCCTGTTGAGGTCCCCGATGAGCACATGGCTCATGTGGTACTGCTTGACGATGAAGTTCGGGTCGAAGGTCGGGACCAGCTTGAAGTTGGCGAAGCGCCCCTCGCCCATGGTGGGCTGGCCCCGCAGCTTCTGGATCGACGTGCTGCCCTTGAGCGCGTTGAGCGCCGTGGTGCCCATCGGCACAACCACGTTGGGGCCCGCCTTCTGCAGCTCGGCGGCCAGCCTGTCGAGGTTGCCCTCATGGAAGGCGTCCCAGCTGGAGCCCCTCTTCGAGCGCTCGCGCGCGACAAGGTTCTCTTCCAGCTTGGTGTCATAGACGAAGGTCTGGAGGCAAGCGGCGCGGTCGATGTTGGCCGACTTCAGAGCGCCATCAAGTATGAGACCCGACATGCCCTGGAAGGGCCGGTTCTGCTCGCACTCATGCTCCTGGGGCGCCTGAGCCACCAGGGCGATGCGGCAAGGAAGGGAGACGGGCCATATAGCCGGAACTACTCTAGCGTAAACCCCGTTCATGACCCATCTCCCTCTGGCAGGGCTCCTCCCGAGGGTGGAGTAACCCAAGGAACCCCACCAAGCTTGTTACTCTACGACTTCAAGGTCCAGGACAGCCTGGGCCCCGTCACCAGCGCATCGCCGGGCCAGGAAGATGGTCTCCAGCGCTTCAATGTCCACATGGAGCAACATCAGGAGCCCCATCGACCGGTACAGGTCGATCATCACGGGGTTGGTGACACCCGGAGGGGCCGCCGTCCTGACCCGCTCGATAGCCTCATTCAGCGTCAGCATTGGGCTTCCTCTTGCGCTTCTTGGGCACGATGGAACCAACGGCCCCGCCGCCCGTTAGACCTATGTTGACCGCCTTGGAGAAGGCGTCGGACTGGTACGCCCGGCCCTTCTCCTTGCCCCTCAGGATGGAGAGCGCCTTGGCCTTGACGGTGCGCGCCTTGGTAGACTGGGGCGACCGCCTGATACCGGTCTTGCCGCTAAATTTCGAGCGGGCCATCGGGCTTCTCCTTCTTGAGGGCCTTCAGGAAGTCCGACATCGGGACCTCCTGCTCGCCGGTTGGATCGAAGGCCTTCACCCCCGTGAAGCGGTGGGTGCCCGCTTGCTCCCAATACGCGATCTTGAGCAGCATGGCCGTAATGGCTACGCCGGTCATCTCCTCGCGCATCTCGGAGCCCTTGGGCACCGTGGCCAGGATGTCCCCGATGCAGCGCCCCAACACATCCAGGGACCGCAGCGCGTTGATCCCATCGTGCCCCGTCTCCAGCTTGGTGCGCTTCATGAGCACCGTGAAGATTTCGTCCGCCAGCGTCGGCCCCTTGGGTCCGCCGCCACCGCCACCCTGCCCAGCTTGGTGCAGGATCGCCTTAAGCTTGTCTATGCCTTTCATGGTAGTGTCCTCACTAGGTGGAAGGGGGAAGGAGCCGAAGCTCCCTCCCAGTCACAATCAGGGAGCCTGGAAGAACTGGATGGAGTTCTGAGGCTCGGACTTGCCCGTCTTCTTGGAGTTGAAGGTCTCCTCGATGACGTAGCCAAGCACGTCGCAGTTCTTGGCCGCCTTCACCGCATCGTAGGGGTCCGCGTAGTTGGCGCGGATGTCCGTGATGCCGTGCAGGGCAAGATGCTTGCCGATCTTGTCCCAGTCCGATGCCGACTTGGCCCACATCCTGTGGAAGATGCGGTTCTCCGAGTAGTTGTACTTCGGGCCAAGCATCGTGATAGCGGCATCGTCCACGTCATCCTGAGGCTCGATAGGCTCGTAGATGAAGACCACCTGGGCGCTCTTGTCGGCATCCTTCGGCGGCTGGTACTTGGTGCCCCTGCACTTCAGGAGCCAAGTCCCCGTGGGCAGCAACTTCACCTCGGGGATGGAGTCCCAGGTGAGCTTGCTGATGCTCTCATAGTCCGTGTCGTCACTCATGGTAGGCCTTTCAGGTTAGGGGCAGAGCGCCCGGGCTATTGCTCAAGGGGCGGCTTGTGGCCTAGCGCCTTGAACAATTCGATCAGGCCCGTCTCCGGGCCAAGTCCTTCAAGCTTCTCCAGGTCCCTCGCGGGCACCTTGAGGTCCATATCCTTCCTTGGCAGCACCTGCATGGAGCGGATCGCGGTATTGCCCTTGAACCGCACCTCCATGTTCACCGCCACGGGGAACTCTCCCGCGATCTGCTGTGGCAGCGACCAGCCCACCGCCGTAGGCAACAAGCGCGTCGGGATCATATCCACCATGCGCTCCTTGATCTCCCTTGAGACCTCGCTCTCGCCCTTGGTGGTGTCCTTGGGGCCCACCATCTTGAGGTGGCTCAGCGCCACCACATGGTGCCGGTTGGTTGAGGCCGTCAGCCGCTTGATGAAGCTCAGCTGGTCCTGCGCCGCCATGCCCCACGTCTGCTGGGTGGTGTTCTCAGGCGTCTGGTTGGTGAGGCTCCGCGCTCTGGCCATGGCCGCCGCAGAGTTGCCCGTGATCCCGTCCAGCACCACGATGGTATCGAGGCCCCACTCCTTGGAGCTACCAAGGTCCACCCAGAGGCGGCCGGTCTTCTCGTCCAGCACGCCATCGGGGTCCTCGTACTTCCACCGGTCCATGAGGCGTAGGCCCTGCAGGAAGGCCGTGGGCATCTTGGTCCCCAGGTGGCGGCCTTGCTCGGTGATGGGGTCCTCCAGCGACACGATGTCGATGTTCTTGAGGCACTCGGGGTTGGTGAACAACAGAAGGCTCTCCGGGTTACCATCGAAGTCAAGAACGCGGAGCTTGAAACCTGCGTTTGCCAGACTTGCGAGGGAGCCGGTCTTCGCGCTCCCTGGATATCCGGTTACCAGGACTCGTGCGGGGCTTGCGCTTATCAGCTTGGCTGCATTGGCCATAGGGGCTCTCCAGGTTAGGGCATAGGTGGCAGTAGTAGCGTCCATCCGGGCCGCGCCAATCGCGGTCCAGCATGCATCCCCAGCATCTAGCGGCTGTAACGGGCGACACGGGGGCACTCCGAGCAGTAGTATCGATCCTCGCCATTGCGCTGGGTCCGTGTTGTTCTCGGGACCGTGCACATACGACCTTTGCAGCGGTTCCAGGCCCCTGACCGATGCTCTGTAAGCATGTGGGCCACTGTCGCTGGAGGTATGCGCTCTATACCCATCGCTACCTTCCAGCAAGCCTGCCGTGACAGCTTGCCCTTAAGTCGGCTGTAGATGTCCTCCCAGCCGCATCCTTGGCGTGCCAGCTGGATTGCCTGCTTGAGCAGCTTGAACGATGCCTGCATTGCTCTGGGAGAACTGGCGAAGGAGGGGGGAGGGGGCCCGCAACAGGGGAGGGCTGGGGGCCCCCTCGACGGTACCGGGGGACTAGCGGGGGTGCTAGTCCTTCCAACGGTCCGTATGCCTGAAGAAGGAAGCCGTCATGGTGGTCCCCTCTCCGCGCCGCTTGCCCCTATAGCACTCCCGGGGAAGGTCAAAGGCAAGCTGGCAGGTCAGTAGCATGGCAACGATCATTGTCATCTCTCCTATGTAAACGGTCGTTTTCGGAACTCGCGGAGACTAACCCAAATCAGTGCCGCGTGTCACTGCGACATTTCGCCCCGGCCGATTTCGCGGCTCGGCGCCCGCACCACAGCGCGCCAGGGCGTCTTCCGCCCGTCCCGGTTCAGCTTGTCCGCCATAGCCTGGGCCGCTGACGCACTCTCGAACTCCCTGGCCAGGTTCGGGTTCCTCGACGTGAAGAACGTCCGCCCGCTACAGTACCACACCCGCTGGAGCCGCTCGCCACGCTGCACCACGAACTTAATAGGTCGCGGCGTCATCGTCGCTGCTCCCCATATAGTTGTTGAACTTGGCCAGCGCCACGAACAGGAAGACCAGTGCCCCCAGCATGACCCAGGGGTTCAGGGTCGTTAAGGCACTTAGGGTCATACCAATCGACAGACAGGCGCACAATACG